GTTTCGCAGAGTCACCATTTGTAAGTAGTAAAGGAACGCCTACAACGGCAAGATAGAATATGTTATTAGGTCACGGAGCAATAGGTCAGTTTTCAGTAGCGGAAGCACTACCTGGATTTAGTATTAATGCAGGAACTGTAGATGCTATATCAGGAGTAGCCTTAGGCACAGTCAGTGCTGGAACATTAACTATGATAGGAACAGCACTTGTTAGTCCTACAGGCCCTGGAATTACTTCAACTACGGGTGCAGAAACAGTTACAGCAGGAGCTACCTTCTCTGTTGACGGTAGTCAATTTACTGCTAATATAGGAGATGAAACAGCATTTGGTGAAGCATTTCAAAATTTAATTTCATTCTCTGTAGGATCACCTAACTTTTTCTTATGGAATGAAGTGGATGACACGGCAGATGCTACATGGATTGATGTAGAACCAGGGAGTACAGACTAATGGCAAATGACGCAACAGTAAGTTTATCAGTAACATTATTACCTGATGAAATAGCTACCACAATTAGTGGTTCAATGACAGTTACCCCTGATGATGTCAATGATAAATGGTATTATAAGAAGACTGCTGTTACTACAACAAGTGCAGATCTTATAGCAGGTCATTTTTTAGATTATACAGCAGTAGATCAAGATACAGCTCCGACAGCAATAGCTGCAGGAGACAAAGTTAAATTCTTATTTGTTAAAAATACTAGCACTGCGGACGGCATTATGTTATCAATAGATGCAGGAACAGCAGCCAATAATTTAGCTGATGGGATATTTATAGGGCCAAGTCAATCATGGTTTGGAAGATTACCTAACGCAACTGTAGCAGACATCCATGCTATTAGTTCAGACATAGGTGATGCGGGAGATGCAAGTGCTACTTGTATTGTAGCTGCATTATTGGATGACGTAGGATAGGATTAAAACATGGCATCAACATATTCAAGTTCACTTAATTTAGAAATTCAAGCTACCGGTGAAAACTCTGGAACTTGGGGTACAATTACAAATAACAATTTACAAAAAGTAGAATCAGGAATTAAAGGTTATGTTTCTGTTGCAATAGCAAGTGCAACTGATGCTTTAACAGTTGCTGATGGCACAACTGCAGACGAGCAAAGTAACGCAATTATTAAATTAACAGGAAATTTAGGAGCCAATACTACCATGCAGTGTGAAGCTGTAGAAACTTGGTACATAGTTGATAATGCAGCAACTATGGGAACTCATACTTTAGGATTTAAACCTGCAGGGGGCACAGCAACAAATTTAGTAGCAGGATCTAAACATATACTTTACTCAGATGGTTCTACAATGTTTGATGTTTTAGCTGACGCCGGTAATCTTAAGGCTAACGGAACATTAACAGTATCAGGCAACACATCTCTTGATGGAGGTACTTTTGTATTCAATGAATCAAGTGCTGACGTAGACTTTAGAATTGAAGGTAATGGTGATGCAAACTTATTTTTTACCGACGCGGGTAATGATAGAGTAGGTATTAAAACAGCTTCTCCTTCGACAGAACTTCACGTAGTAGGTGGTATTAAAGCTACAGGCGGTATAGATTTTGACGGCGGTGGTTTTACCTTTAATGATACAGGTGCTTCTGTAGATTTTAGAGCAGAAACAAACACTTTAGCAAATGCATTTTTTATTGATGGTTCTGCAGATAAAATTGGTTTTGGAACGAACACCCCTGCTGATGCAAGTGTAGAAATTAATCAAGCAAATACTGCAGGAGCTATAGCTTGTTTATCTTTAGATCAAGATGATGTAGACCAAGAGTTTATTAAGTTTGATGGTACAAGTGCAAGTGATCAAACAGCAAGTTTGACAACCGCTACAACTGTAGGTGCTTTAACAGGGTATATTCGTGTTAACATTAATGGCACTGATTTTTGGGTACCATATTACGCAACTAGCTAGGAGCTTAAATGCCTTTAACAAAATTACAATTTGCACCAGGTATTGATAAACAAAATACCGAATATGGTGCAGAAGGTAAATGGTCAGATTGTGACAACGTAAGATTTCGTTACGGATTGCCTGAAAAGATAGGTGGTTGGTCTAAAGTAACACAAGATGGAATCATTGGAGCAGTAAGAGCTGTTCTAACTTATTCAAGTTTAGATGGCGTTAAATACGCTGTGTATGGAACTAACAAAAAACTATATGCATATTCTGAAAATAGTTATGCTGACATTTCCCCTATACGTGCCTCGGGCACGGGCAACATTACACAGTTTGCTGTAACTGATGAATCATCTACTGTCATTGTGACAGACGCGTCTCACGGGGCGCTCATAGGGGACTTTGTAACGATTGCAACTGTGAGTGCTGCTGTAGGGGGAATAACTCAAGCTAATTTACAAAGAGAGTTTGAGATATTAACTGTTCCTAGTACAAATACATATACTATTGAAGCTCCAGCCGCAGGTACTTCAACAGCTGCAGGAGCCACTGCTAATGCTTCTTATCAATTTAATACAGGTCCTGCAACTTCCTTACTAGGATATGGTTGGGGCGCAGGTACTTGGGGAGACTCAACTTGGGATGCATCTAGAGAAGGTTTGACAGGCGCTTCTGGTGTGTTATTGGAAGCAGGAAAATGGTCCTTGGACAACTGGGGAGAAGATGTTCTATCACAACAATTTAATGGTGGATTGTCTTATTGGGATACTTCAGCTGGTTTATCAAGCAATAGATCATCTGTAACAGAGGTTTCTACAGCTCCTACAAAAACTAGATTAATGTTAGTTTCTGGTGATGATCGTCACGTTATCTGTTTAGGAACAGAAACAACTATTGGAGAAACATCTACTCAAGATAGTATGTTTATTCGATGGTCTACTCAAGAAAATCAAAACGAATGGACTCCTTCTTCTACTAATACTGCAGGTAGTCACAGACTAACAGCAGGTAATCAAATTCAAGCAGCTGTAAGAAGTAGAGGTGCTATTCTTATTTGGACAGATACTGCCTTGTATCAAATGCAGTTTATTGGTCCTCCTCTTACTTTTGGTTTTAAACAATTAGGTTCTAATTGTGGTGCTGTAGGATTAAACGCAGCAGTTGATGTAAATGGTATTGCTTATTGGATGGGCAATGATTCTTTCTTCTTATATGATGGTGCTGTTAAAAAAATACCTTGTAGTGTACAAGACCATGTTTTTGATTCTATTTCACCTTCCTCTCTAACAGAAGTTTATTGTGCCTCAAACGCAGACTACAATGAAGTTATGTGGTTTTATGCAGATTCAACTTCTAACGTTATTAATAAACAAGTTGTGTATAATTATTTAGAAAATTTATGGTATGTAGGGTCTTTGGATAGAACTACATGGAGTAACAGTAGTATTTACTCTGTTCCTTATGCTTCTCAATTTATTGCAGGCAGTTCTGCTACATCAACTCCTATTGTTCAAGGTCTTAAAACAGGCCGTAGTTTTATCTTTGAACAAGAAACAGGAACTGATGACGATGGTAGTGCAATGGTAGCTTCTATAGAATCTGGTGATATTGATATAGGAGAAGGAGATAATTTTATGTCAATAAGAAGAATTCTACCTGACTTTAAAAATCAAGTAGGTAATGTAGATATTACAATGCAAACAAGGCCTTATCCTTCAGCAACTCAAACAACTCATGGTCCTTTTGAAATTACAACTAGTACAACTAAAAAAGATACAAGAATCAGAGGAAGACAACTTTCTTTAAAACTTGAAAGTAATGCTACTGGTGAAAATTGGAGATACGGAACATTAAGAGTTGATATGCAACCTGATGGAGAAAGAGGTAGCTAATGGCTAAAATTACAACACCTATATTACCTCAAGCTACTCAAGAATATAATCAATCTCAAATGGCTACTCTTATTCAAACACTAGAACAAATGATCTTTGTGTTAAATAATACTTATACTTCAGAAACTCTTCGTAATGAAGATGAACAAATTAGTTGGTTTTTTTCTTAGATGGCAAATAACTATACAAATTATAAGGTTAATTTATCTACTACAGCGTTGACTTCTATTTATACAGTCCCTACTGCAGCGTCTGCTATTATAAAATCCATTCGTGTGTCTAATAAAGACGTAACTAATAACTGTACTGTGTCTTTATCTCTTGTAGATACTGATGGTGTCAGTTATACTTTAGAAACAGATAGAATAGTCAAAGCTAAACAATCTCAAGAGCTTTTGTCTACAGGAGTCGTCAATGCTGGATTTGGTTCTACAGATTCTTCTTTTGCCCCTGCAACACCGATAGTGGTGAAAGAATCAGAAATTGTAAAAGCTCAAGCTCAAAACGGTGGAGACTTGAGTATTATAATAAGTGTATTAGAAATAACTAATGCTTAATCAAAGGAGTAAACTATGGATGAAATGAAAAAAAAGAAGATGCCTAAAAAAATGATGGGTGGCGGAATGATGGGTGGCGGAATGATGTACAAAGATGGTGGTAAAGCTAAGAAATCTACAAAAGTAAAAAACAAAAAACTTGCTGCTATGTACGGAGACCCTAAAAAAATAACTAAAGGTGATATTATCACTGCAGCTAAAAAGAAAAAAAAGAAAAAGTAATGGCTAAACTTTGTGCAAAAGGAAAGGCGGCAGCCAAACGTAAGTTTGATGTTTATCCTTCTGCATATGCTAATATGTACGCATCTGCTGTTTGTTCTGGTAAAGTTAAACCAGGAGGAAAAAAGAAAAAAATGGCAGAAGGTGGCGAAGTTGTTGACTTTAATAAAATATCACAAGATAGAAAAAAAGTTTCTAGTTACGGTCAAGGCGGTATAGCTAAAGGTTGTGGTGCTGTTATGCAAAAGAAACGTAAAAAAACCAAAAAAGCATAATGGCTAAAAAAGGATTAAGGTCTTGGGTCAAAGAAAATTGGGTAGATATAGCCAATAAAAAGTCCGATGGGTCTTTTCCTAAATGTGGTAGAAGTGGTGGCGAAAAAAGAAAAAAGTATCCTAAGTGTGTCCCTATAGCTAAAGCTAGGGCGATGTCAAAAGGACAAAAAGCAGGAGCAGTAAGAAGAAAACAAGCTAAATCAAACACTGGTCCTACACCATCAAGAGCCGCAACATTTGCTAAGAAGAGGACAAAAAAAGCGTAATGGCTAAGACAGCAGCATGGCAACGTAAAGAAGGTAAAAGTAAATCTGGCGGTTTAAATCGCAAAGGTGTTGCTTCTTATCGTGCCGCGAACCCCGGATCAAAACTAAAGACTGCTGTTACAACTAAACCGTCTAAACTGAAAGCAGGTTCAAAAGCTGCTAGTAGACGTAAGTCTTTTTGTGCTAGAATGACTGGCATGAAGAAAAAACTAACTAGTTCCAAGACTGCAAAAGATCCAAACTCAAGGATTAATAAGTCTTTACGAAAGTGGAACTGTTAAAAATTATATTGCAAAAGGAGTAAAAAATGGGTACAAATGAGGATACGATTGTTGTAGCGGGTAAGAAAACACCTGATAATATTAAGGTTAAATCTACTGAAAAAGTCTACAATGCGCAAACAGGAAACGAATACACAGATGATGCTGAAGCAGAAGCAGACATTCAGAATCCTGCAACTTCCACTAGCAAAGACGATATTAAAAAAGATGTCGCAATACAGGTTAATAGCCTAGATATATTTGGAGAGGTCATGAATTAACATGCAGCAGGGACTAGAATCATTAAAAGACTTTCAAAAGTTTGTTTCTAATATTGGCGGACTAGGTCGATATGAAGATACATATATTGTGCATGCTGCTGAAGGCGAGACAGTTGTTCCAATGGAAGTTCTTGATCGTAACCCTGTTCTCAAAAAAAGATTATTTAAAAGTATGGTAGATATGGGCATTGATCCCGGTCGTTACATTGTAGGTAATGAACTCAACTCTATCAATCCTGTTACAGGACAACCTGAATTTTTCCTAAACAAAATTGTTAAAAGACTTAAGAAAGCAGCTGGAGATATCTCTGGCTATGCAGCACCCATTGCAGGTGCAATGTTTGGTCCAGTTGCGGGTGCCGCAGTAGGTGCTGGACTTGGTGCATTTAAAAGAGAAAACCCTGGTGATCCTAATCAAGCATTAAATATGGCGCTTCTTGGTGGAGGAACAGGTATAGCTTCTAACTATGCAGCAGGTAATCCTCTTTTTACAGGTCAAGGAGCTAGGGAAGCTTATGGTATGACCGGAGAAGGAGGAACCATGGATCCTTTTAAAATAGGTAAAAGAATTTTAGGTATGGATAAAGAGGGACAATCACCAATGGATTTTTTTGATAACTTTAAAGCTAATCCTTTTTCTGGTGGTCTTGAAAATGAAGTAGTAAAGTCTAATATCGAACGTATTGGTAATTTACCAGAAGGTAAAGCAACATTAGCAGAAAAAACACTTTATGAAAATTATATAGCTAAAGAAACCAAAAAGAAATTACTTGGAGGAATGTCTATTCCTCAAATAGCCTCTCTCTTTGGAATAAGCACCGCGGTTCTTGGTTCGATAATAGATAAAACAACAGACGACGAACAACAATCACAAGACTTTTCTGTGGCAAGAATAAGCGATACTTTAGGTCCAGGATATGATGCTCCTGCAAAAATAATACCTGCGGGTTATGCGGCTGCAGCTGACGGTGGATTAATGGATTTAAGAGCTGATGGTGGAATGTCTGAAGGACCGGGAACAGAGACTTCTGATTCTATTCCTGCTATGCTAAGTGACGGTGAATTTGTAATGACTGCTCAAGCGGTTAGAGGAGCTGGTGGTGGAGATCGCCGAGAAGG